ATAGAGGTTGTCCTCCATGGCCTCTTCCGTGATCGAGAAACCCATGGCCACCGTCTCGTGGTTGTAACGAGCCGTCCAAGCCTCCTGAGCGTTGTCATAGGCAATGGCCTGACCTTCCGGTTTCACCGGGGCCGTGCCGAAGCCCGACAACTTGACTTCCTCTTCGAAAGCCTTTTCGGAGTTCTCGGTCTCATAGATGAGCGTATGCTCATCCTCATACTTGGCATACTCCAAGCCGAAAAGGGCATTAAGCCCCGGCAGGAGTTCCTTCAACATTTGTGCGCGTGAAATAGCCATTTTCTAGAACTCCTTTAGGCGGTAACGCTACTGTAGTAGCCGTGGGTCAGAACGTTCAGTTTGACCAACAACTCACGGTAGATCGTGAACACGATGGAGGACGAGGCGGGGATATCCGTCACGCCACCCGGCACCGCAATAGCGGCGTTGATCGTGACAGAGGCGTCACCCGCAGCGGCCGCAGCCGTCACGAACGAACCCGTCTCAATCAACTGACCATTGCTGGCGTAGTACGCCACGCTCGTGCCAACCGGAATCGCCGCCGGAAGACCCGAGCCCGTGAGCGTAATCGTGGTCGTGGAGGACGAACCCGTAGCAGAGTACGAGATCGAAGTCTCCGGAACCACACCCACGCAACGAAGCGGGAGGATGGTCGTGGCAGGCGTTGCCGTCGGGGCAAGAATCGCGTTCTTCGAGTTGCCCGTGTTCACGTTGCCCGTGTTGTCAACCGCCGAAAGGTTCGTGCCAACAAGAGCATACGCGCCCGAAGCCATCGTGGTTCCGGACGAGCAAACCGCAGCCTTGAACACCGCATCCGGATCGTCAACGACATACGCCACCGCATCGCCAGCCAGCGTGGAAGCAGGCCAGTACTGCGAGAAACGCTTCGTCTTCGTCACCGGGTCAGTGTAGGAGCAGCCAAAGAAAACACCGGTCACTGCGTTCGAGTTGGTGGCAGCACCAATCGAAACGCGCGTGGCCGAACCTCGCACGACTTTGACGAAATCACCGTAGAAGATGTTCGTCGCATAGCCGTACTGAATCGGGTACATACGGGTGGAACCCGCATACACCTGACCGCCGATGAGGTTAATCGGCAGGAACCCATAAGGGGCCGTAACATCAGTTCCTGAAGCCATTTGTTAATACCTCAATAAGTGAATAGGAATGTCAACCTCTTCCAAAACTACTGCGCGTTGAACGCTCCGGATTAAGAAGCGGCATACGCGGATCATTTTCGCGGAGATAACTCCGATCCACTCCATCGATCTGACGTTCAGAAAGTTCTTGGAAATACTTCTGGCGTTGCAGCATTTTCTCAAGCGGGGCTTTGCATAGAAGCAAACCACCGACTTCGACATTACCTTTGAACTGAGAATTGATGTCAGACATGATCTTCAACTCAGGATGATCTTCTGCCTTGACAGGCTCCCAGCCTTCACGCATTTGACGCGAGACGTTGGTGTTATCCGAACGTCCCAGAGAAGAAGTGCGAATCCAGCGGAATACCCAGCCATCTTTCTGATCGGGAACCGGTAGAGCGGATTGCGGCATCCATGAATCGGTAGGACGCGACTCAGATGCACGGTCAATACGAACTTTGCGCTCATCAGCCATTTGAACTCTCCTTAATGAGTTGTTTGGCGTACTGCTCTGGGGTTAAGCCAATTCGCTTGGCGAGGGCGACTTGTGTAGCAGACAATTGGATTTTGCGCGGTCGTGCGCCGTTATTCCGGTTGGAAGGGGCTACGACAGCGGACGGGGTGCGTTGAGGGGCGGAGGCAGGAACACTGTCCCTATCCTCGTCCTTCTCAAAGTGTTCAGGGAAGCGCTGACGCATTGCAGCGTCGATCTTTTCGAAATACTCATCAGTGTCGGGTTTAATACCTTCATCTCGAATGAGTGTTTCGTGGACGCCATAAGCAAGCGCGGTCATAGCGCGATTGCCGTTGGGTCCAAACCACGGATTCCGTTTGGTCCATTCCAGAGCCTTCTGGCTGGGTTTCGGAACCTGTGGTTGCTGCGGTGCAGCGAAGTTCTGCGAAAACTGCTGAATGTCCTGCTGCTGTGCAACTCCGTTTTGGGAGTAGGTTGTTGCGGCCTTCGTGACTGCAGGGTGCGCTCATGGCGTTCTGCCTCACGGAACTCCGACTGGGCATTCAGAAGTTTTTCTTGAGCATCGATGATCTTCTGAGAATCACCTGCTTCATAGGCTTCCTTGTACAGGGACTTAGCCTGCTCAAGGGCCAGTGAAGCCTTCGCTTTGATTTGAGATACGAGCGCCGTCTCACCGCGTTGGATCAACGACTCGTACTGCTGGTTTTTGGCTGCCACCTGCTGGGCGTACTTAACAGCCTCTTCGCGCATCCGCTCAGCGGCCTCACGCTGCCGATTGGCCTCGTGCTGCTCGTACTTGAGTTTGTTGATGCGTTTGCGGACTTTTTCACTGTAGTCCGACAGTTCCTCGTTGTCTTCCTCAGAAGCCTCCTGTTTTGCAGGTCTCTTCGGAGTATCGTCAACGATCTCAAGTTCGATCTCCGGTTCCGGAGCCGCCTTGACTTCTTCCTTTTCAGGAATTTGCAACGGGGAGGAGACCCCGAAGAATTTGTCCTCGCGGGACATTTCAGCGGATTCGACGCTCATGCCTTAACCACTCCACGCGGGTCTTCGACAATAGCCTCAACGCTATCATCGTTGATCAAACGAAATTCCTTGCCATGGACCTTGAATCGCGTACCCGAATAGGAACGCATCATGATCCAGTCCCCTTCTTTACAGTAAGGGCCAGAAGGGAATCGATCAGAGGATTTGTATGCATCCGGTCCCATCTTGAGGACAAAACCAACGATGCTCCCAATTTCCTCAGCCTCAAGTGTTTGAGAAGCCTTGACAATTCCACCTTCTGTTTTTTCTTCCGGATTGGGAAGGGCAATAAGAATTTTGTATCCCGTAGGATTGGGAAGTTGACTAGCGACCTTTTCCGACATTATTTACCTCGCACCGGGATTAAATGCATGCCCGGAGTCCTGTTGCACCGCGTTATACGGAGAATTTGTTAACTCGTTTAATCATCATCAATTTGCTTTGTTAGGTCAAGCAATTCTCGTTCCGCACGAGCCAGACCTTCTACAACACCACAACACCTCTTGTACTCAGCAAAATCAGTACACCCGCCGCCAGCGATATGGTCGGCCATGTCATTCATCTGCTGACGGAGCGCCTTACGAAGGGCATCCCCGAGGTTAGTCGTTGCGGTTTGCATTCTTCTTTTCCTGCTCTAAGCGCTGAGCATCCAATAGGTTCCGAGCGATTTCGACACCCAACTTCGCGCCTTCGACCTTGTCCTTGGAGGCGATCTCCTTGGTACGCAGTTCGTTGTTGGTGTTGGTGGTGGCGATCTGGACGCCGAGCCGCGCCCCTTCGATACGCTCCTGAGCCTTGAGTCGTTCCTTTTCGGACTGCATCCGCATCTGCGCTTTCTGCATATCCGCCTCGACTTTGGCCATATCGGCCTGTGCCTTCTGCTGGATTTCCTGAGCGCGGAGTTGGAGTTTCTGCATTTCCATTTGCAGTATCGGATCTTGTGCCTCTTGCATCTGCTTCTGCATCTGGGCTTCGGCCTGAGCGCGACCCAGAACCTGTTCCGCCGCAGGAGCGACCAACTGGGCAATACGGTATTCGATGTCCTCTGGGAGGGGCTCCCCCGGCGGAGGCAGTTTCATACCCAACTGCTTTTCGATCTGCTGACGATAGGCAAAGGCCAAGTGTTCCGCCACGTGAGCCTGCAAAGCCGCTTGGAATGCCCCGGCCGCCTGCGGGGCCTGTTGCATCATCTGCATCAGCCGCGGGTCCTGCCCGAAGGACATGTGAGTGGCGATGTGAGCCTGATGGTCCTGATAAATAAACGCCTTCACCGGTTTACCGGTGAGCATGTTCATGTTTTCAGTGACCGGGTCGGTCGGGTTGATATCATCCTTGAGCGGGATGACATCATCAGCATCCTGAATACCAAGCGTTTCCAGCATCTGACGATGCAGGAGCGGCAGGTCATACATTTGTGGGGCGCTCTGCGATAACTGCAGGGCGGCCTGATATTTCATGATTCGCTGCGCCATCGTGCCTGCATTCGGGTCCGATACCGGAACGATATCAATGCGATCGTCAAAATCTTCGCGGGTTAATTCCTTACCCGGAATGTCGTACGGATATTCATCCGGACCATAATCACGAACAAGGTTGGCAAGGAGTTTTAATTCCTTCTTCATCGACGCATGCATACGCGCCTGAACGGCGGACATGACTTTCATCGAACGCTCAAGGAGCGCAAGAGTCGTGCCGACCGGGGCTTCGTTATTCATGTCGGCCACCTTCACATCCGCTTGGGACGCAAAGCGGCGGCCTTCATCGATGATATTACCGAGCAACTGGTAAAGCGTACCGGAGGGTTCCTTGTAGGGCAGGAACGTAATGTTGTCGCGTAGGGTGCCGGATGGAATGTCTACGTCACGGAACTCACCCGGCATGATGGGTGTATCGTCGCCTTTGATCCGGAGTCCGCGAGTTTTCAATCC